TCCGCGCGCGCTTAAAACGGGCTGAGCGAGTTCACAGCGCAGTAAATGGCGGGGCAGAACACCCCTCATCACAAACCGTCTAATTTCCCAAGGGCAAGCCGTTTAAGCACTTGGGGTCCAAAACGTGATTCTAAATGTTAGGACGGCTAATTGTTTTTTTCTTATTTCGAACTGCCATTTCATTTGCAAATCCCGCTCAAATCCTTATGACCGATCGAAATCTACCCTGTGCAGAAATTCCGTTCATCTGCATGATGGACAACTTCGCAGCGATAGCAGCCATTGAGCGCGAACTAAGCACGCTCAGGTAAGGCCCCCTGGATGGCTGCAATAAGCAGGTCAATGTCTGCACTGGGATTGGCCGCCACGTTGCGGAACCACTTGATACCCGCAATTGTTGTTGTAGACGTGGAACCAAGAGGCATCTTGTGCAGTACCTGGTCAAACAAGTTCTCGTTCTTAGGCCGCCAGACCACAATACCCGTTCGGGGTTCCGCATAAAGCTCAAGGCGCTCGTCAGCAACCACAAAATCTCTCAAGCAACGTGCAAGGTCCATGCAGTGCTCGATGCGCTGAGCAACCCCTTCACGCCCCCATGCAAGCAGCGTTGCCAGAAGGGCCGTGGCAGCTGCACCATGGGAACCAAGAACTCCAACATTGGGTGTGGCAAGGTACGCTCCACCGAAACTAACCGCCGCGTGGGCCTTCTCGGTGTTCTTGAACAATACAAGCGCAGACTCTTTTGGTTGGAAAAGCCACTTATGTGCAGATACGGCAACAGAGTCCGCCGACTCAATACCGGCAAGTAGATTGGCGTAATTACTCATCCGTAAAGGACCGGCCCAGGCGGCGTCTACATGAGTCCAAGCTGCCCTACCGGCTAAGTCAAATGGGTCTATTGCGCCTGTACTGGTTGCACCGGCGGTGAGGACCAGAGCGGAATTGCTCAAGTTGGTCGGCAACCGCGCCGCGTCCATCGAGCCATTGGCGTCTATGGGCACACTCAGGTATTTGAGACCCAAGATATGAGCCGCCTTTGCAATGGAAAGATGCGCTCCGTCTGATGCAATCACCTCCGTAATGCCAGCGCACTCTCGCGCGGACCATAATGCGGTCAAATTGGCCACAGTCGAACCGGGCGTCATGTGTCCGCCATTCATGCCAAAAAAGGGAGCAAGCCATGCCACGGCCCGTTCTTCCAGTTGGCGAGCAACAGGTGCTGTGGCGGGATGAAGGAGGTTCTGGTTGAGCGATGCGTTCCAAAGCGTAATAGCCCAAGTTATCCATGGAGTTGGCGGGTCCATGTGCGCAAATGATGTAGCCTCGCCCAAACGCGCCGCGCCCCCAAGAATGCTAGGCGCCAGCGAATTCAGTGCACCCGTGGAACCAACCCCGAACTGTGGTAGTTCTAGCGGCAGGTCAAGACCTGCCGCGTTACTGAAATCACGACTCATCAACTCAACGGCCTGATGCAACCCGTCAGAGTTGATGGCGAATTCCTTGTCCATGCTACTTACCTCAATTGCTGTCTAAAAATGAGTTTAACCGCTCAAAAATGGGCTCGGGCGACCAAGGTTTCAACGACTGCAATCAGCCTTAACCTGCTGCCCACCCATTGGGATCGAATGCCCGGTGATGACCGAAAACCAACAACAAGATCAACTTATTCAATCAAGACAGCCTCTGCCTCGCGTCTAAGCACCAATCCACGCAGCAGTCTGCCGCCACCGTAAACCCAGCGACGCAACTCCTGCGCTGCTCCAGTCCAGTCCCGTTGATTGACCCGCCGCCTAAGCGTTGACGTCTGTAGCCGACCGGCTCCGAGGTTGAAGGTGAAGTCAACAATGGCCGCAAGCCGCCCCTCTGGCTCAGAGGCCAGTACCGGACAGTACCGCAGTGCGGCTCTTAGAGCGTCTCCCATGTCGGTCTCCAAATATGCCTCGCCCTCTAATCTGGTTATTGGCGGATGCTTGGGATCGCAAAGATGACCGTACCCAATGGTCCAAAACCCTGCCGGACAGACATACGGATAAGCACGATCAGGGTCTGACTTGGGCACTCGGCAGAATCCCTCGAAGCGCTTAGCCAAGTCGATAGCTGCTTGCGGAACATCGATCACGGCCGAACCTTGTCAAACACGCGGCCCAAGAACCAAAAGTTCAGGACCCCGGCCCACAGCGCCTGGTCGGCTTCAGTCCAGGCGTGCAGAACTGCCGTACCCCAGTCAGCACCGGCAGACAAAGCCGCCGCGAATGCTGCCGTCTTCGCCGCGCAATACAGCGCCATGAACCAATAGGTGATCACTGGGCGAACTGTGCTGGAAAGTGCATCGGCCCAGGCAACCCCAGTTTTTTCACCCTGAGTGCGCACAGCATCGCGAAGATTTTCGATTGCGCCTGTATTCCATGCGCCATCGGCAGCTGCTCCGATCTCGGACATGCGTTGAGCACCACGAAGTTTCTCAAACTCGAGCGCCTTGTCCTGCATGGCCAACTCGTGGCCACGCTCTCCTTGGCGGTCGAACCATTTCAGGACCTCGGGAGCCAGGCGAAAAGCACCCCCTAATGCACCGCCCAGGAGTGTCTCGATCATTGTGGCTCTCCCATCAGACGAAACTTGATCGCTGCGCCCACCAGAAGCGCCGCCAAGATGCCCGTCGTCACCACCTTGATCACCGTCTGCCACGCCGTACGACGCGCCTCGCGCCACGAGTCAATGAGGCTCCGCAGATCGCGAATGTCTTCCGCAGCGTGCCCGTTCTCCAAGCCAAGCGAAGCGAGCGCATGCTCTGCACCGCGCTGTGCGGCACGGGCAAGAAGCTCATCAAGATCCTCGGCGCGAAGTACGAGCGGACTATCGTCACGAGGGCGAATCTGAACATCGTTCATGCACTGTCTCCCAAAAATAAAACCCGCCTTAAGGGCGGGTTCAACAAAACAATTTCCGGAAACTTCTTATATAGCGATACCGGTGCTCCAGCCGGCGCTCTTGTAGGCACTGAGCACGTTCTCGTCCTCGATGAAGGCTGTCCAGCCGACTTTCGGAACGAAGAATGACCATGCAGCCTCGATGCGAACGGCCACCTGCCCGGTCTTGCCGGCCCATGCACCGGTAGGACTCGCAGCGACGATGTACCGATCTCCGTTAGCCGGAGATGCTGGGGGCGTCGCCAAGGCGCGAGACTTCACCGAGAGCTGCAAGATCGCATCCAGCAACTTCAGGTTGGTGTCCATGCCACTGTTCCAACCGGACTCGCGAAAGCTCCAGCCATAACTCACGCCAAGATTGGGGCCGGTCGATGCTGCCATCTCATTCTCCGTACGTTGCGCCGTAGAACATCCCGTAGCCGCGACACTCCGGGATCGAAATTTGTTGAGCCTGCCAACTCGTATGGCCGTCGCGCACCGCCTCGAGCTTGATGAGGAGCGACTCGTTCGAGCGCCCAAGGCCGCTCTCGCTGACCTCCGTGGCGATCGGGTAAGTCCAACTCGTACCGGTGAGACCCGACTCCGTATGCCGCAGGCTCCCCGCTTCGCCGTAGATACGCACGGTGTAGGTCGTTCCGGTTTCAGGACCGATACTCGACTCGCTCTGCGTTACGAGGTATGCCGTCTGCAGCAAGCGGCTTCGATGAGCCCAAGACACGGTCACGGCTCCGGTAATGAAGCTCACGCTGTAGTCAGAGCCGTTTGCCCGTACGCGCCCGGGTGGATACGGCCGGATCTGTCGTTTGGCGAACGTGTAGTTCAAGGCCGTCGCAGACCCTTCGGCGAAGGTTCCGATCCCTGTCGAGGGCAGCACCTTGGCTTGCAGGCTCTCGCCTTCGAGATACTGAGAGTTCGTGAAAAACTGCGCGCCCTCGATGAAGGTCATTCGCGCACCGGCTGCATGGGCAGCCGGCACGGTATCGAGCACGCCGCGATCCACCGTCACTGCACCAGTGCTGACGTTGATCGCTCTCACGGCGACGAACTCCTGATCAATCATCGCGTAGCTGTTCAACTGAACGAGATCCAGATCCACTCGGTTGGTGAGCGTCAACGCCGTCTCGGTTTGCCCGATGGCATTGACGAGCAACCCTGAGGGCGCGAAATCACCCGCACCGACCTTGGCGAATGCGGCAGAGCCCTGTCGGGTCATGACGGTGTAGTTGATGGCAGGCGCGGACGGGCGCGGGGAGTACACCGTCAGCACGCCGCCCAACGGATTAATCTCACTCTGCGCCGTCGTCGACTCTCCGGTGATCTCGCGAATCAGCGTCCAGTACGGCAACTCCCCGACCGCTGCATTTGGTGCCGCGACGGGCGCCTGCCGCGGATCGACCCATCCGCTTGTCGCTGGCGCGAAGTACACAGCCTGCGGCAATCCAAACACATCCTCGATACAGGTGATACGAACACGACCGTCCGTGAGCGTTCCGAAACTGATCTGCACAACACGACAGACGATCTGCTGGATCTGCAATTCGGGCCATGCGAGTGTGAACACATCGCCAATGTTGAGCGAGGCTGCTGCGCGGTTCGCAACGAGCGTCACTTTGGCGAGCGTTGAGGAGAGCTGCCGTAAATCGCGCATCGCCAGACGTGCTGCCAGCGCGCCGTTTGCCACGCCCTCATAACTCACCTTGGCGTCTTTGACCTCGCCAAAGTTACGCTCAATCCCCGCGATGTCCTGCACCGCAATCGAAACACTCTTATCAGTATCACGGTCGTGATAAGAAAGCGTGACTTGGTTGACGAGCTCCTCTGGAAGAGTCCGCTCGAAGGATTCGAGCGCGAGAACATTCGACTCATCGAGAGTCGGAATCATCGCGATATCGTAGTCGTCGCGAGTGAGCTTGAGCGTGAAGAGCCCCGTGCGTGGGCTCACGTAAAGCGAGCCGTCGATGTGCTGCAGCACGCGCTCGATCAGCGCATCAATATCTTGCGACTGATCCCACAGCAGCGAGATGCCAAAACCTTCCGTATAGAGCGTATCGGCTGCGGCGCGGAAGGCTGTGTCATCGATATCCGAGAGCCCATACCCGCGGCCCCAGACGCGATCAGTCAGGCACTCGTGAATGACGTGCGCTGGGTTCATATCGCCGTTGATCGCCGCCTTGGTGGAGTACCACTGGGGTGAGCCATCCGATCGCCGAATGATGCGTGTGAGTTCTGCACTCCACGGCTTGATATAGGGATTGAGCGCAGAGAGCTGAGGCTGTCGCAGAATGAGCGAGACTACCCCGCGAAAGGCCGGTACCGTGGCGCCAAGCTGCGAGACAAGGTAGTCGTTCTGTCCATCGCTCGCATCGCCCATCACGAGATCCACTGCGCCGACGATGCCGCCTTCACGATCATCTCCACCGAAGAGTTCTGGCTGGTTGATCGTGATTTGACCGCTACTCGGCTGCGCCCCTGACCACGCGACTCGCTCACCAACGACGATTTTGTTTAGCGAATCGATCGGCCCATGACAGAGCGCCAAGTGCATGCCAGCGTAATAGCGGTAGCCGACGGTGACACTACCGCCCTTACTGCCCATCGATTACCTCGCGCGCGGCTCGATGTTCAATAAAGTCTGCAAAGCGGATCGCCATGGCATCCCCGGTCGATCGCAACCAGGCGGTCGATACACCCTGAGCGCGAAACATCTCAAACGTCACCCCTTCCCGCGGAAACCACTGACGCATCCCCGAGTTGCAGTACCCGAGCGCCTTGGCGTCTTGATGGGTTGCGATCACTTCTTGCCTCCACCCGAGCTCTTGATCGGGGTCGTACGAACATCGCCAAACCACACGCAGTTCGGCTGTTTGATGACTCGGGTGCCAAAGAGCACGGGAATGGGGCTGTCGGTGGCGGCAATCGGCGCTTCCACTTCGCCGGGCTTTGGAGTGGTAACTTTTGGGCGCGGGGCAAGCAGTGAGGAGAGCGCAGTCGTGATGACCCACACAATGAGCTGCTGCCACATCGCAAAACCTCAGACGAGTGCATCCCCTGCGAAGGGGTTTTTAACAGGGATATACGGGAAGCCGCCGAAGTTCAGATGGTTGTAGAACTTAGCCGTGCAGGTAGCGAGTGTGTGATCGCAACCCGGATAGGCCTCAAAGGCGACTCCAGCGGCGAGCAAAGGGATCGGTGCAGAGAGCGTGATTGCGTTACCTGAACTCGCAATAATGAGGCGCTGCGCCCCGGCAGCGGCAAACCGCCCACCGACGAACCATCCGCTTGGCTTCGAGAGCACCACGGCAGAGGTCACCTCCAGCCCGACCACGCTCTCAATGAAGCCCGTTGACTTGTAGTCGGCTGCATTGACCTTGCAGCCGGAGTGGTAAAGCGGATGTCGGCAGTTGAGCTGATAGTTTGCTCGTCGACCGGAACGCTTGAGGGTGGTGAAAATCGGTTCGCATCGCAGAGTTGCGGTGGCGTTACCGAAGATCACGGTCACCACGCGGCCCTTCCACCATGTGATGATTTCGTTATCAAGATCGCCCAAGTGCCCACGAAACACCGTGAGTGAAAGCACCCCATCGGGGGGAGTCGCGATAAAGGTTTCTGCAACGCCGAGGGTCAGCGCTGCCTCGACCGTGAGCATCGCGCGCCCAAACTCCTGCGTCTGCTCAATCTCGGAGCGTCGAATGGGCGCCGGACTATAACTCTCACCACCATGGGTGATCGCGCTTTGGGCAGACGTATAGCGCCATACGGAGGTTCCGAGTGCGAATCGGTACAGCTCGACGGGTTTTCCTGCGTGAGTACTCGCCTCAAGGCTCGCGTAACTCACGCGCTGATACTCCTGAGCGGCACACTCACGCGGGCTATTTGGTCGGTCTCGAAAGAGATCTCGATCGCATCACTCTCGAGCCGAGCAAGTTCCAGGAAACACACGATCTTGAAATCCGCCGCTGACCCGGGCCGCCCGAGCGCAGCGTTAAGACGCATGCGCTCCACGACGCCGTCGACATACTCGAAGGCAGTGATCTGTCGCAGCGCCCATGATCCATCGTTGTGTAGGAACGCGATATCCGCTCGCCCCGGCATCGCCGTGTAATACGTCGAGAAGCTGCGCGACTCGACGAAGATCTCTGTCGCATCCGATGCAAACGCAGCAGCGATTTCAACACCGCGCTCCCAGGTCGGTACCCAGACGGGTACCTGCCGGCCGGCGCGGGCCAAAAGCCAGCGACGCATCGCCGTGATATCGCTTCGATCAACGAGTAAAAACTCATACCGGCGCACAATGAAGGGACGATTTGGCGTATCGGTCACGATCGGGGAGCCCGTTTGATAGTCGAGCACATCGGTAATCCGCTGATACTCCACCGTCACGTCCTCAACCCGGTTGGGATAGCGCAGCAACGTGTCGTAGCCGCGGTACTGCACTGCCGAACTCGTCGCTGTCACCGGCAGTACGAGATCGTCGAGTTCGAATCGAAGTTTGGCCTGCGACATCGCCGCGGTCGGTCGGGTGACGGTCTGCGAGGCTGGCAACCGCGCAAGTCGCGCCGGAGCGATCCACGAGCCTGCGGGCCAGTTGCCGATCACCGGCCGCTTTAGCGTCAACGTATTCGCTGTAAGCGAGAGGATCTCAAGCGCCTCTGTTGCGCCAGCCGTATTGCCGACCACGACGAGTCCACCGGTGTGATAGTCGAGATCCGTCGTACTGGTCGCAATGCTGGTCGCCCCTGCACTCAGGGTCGCTGATAGGCGCGATTTATCTGTCCATACCGGTACGGCATATACCCGTGACTGCCACGCGTTAAGCAGTAGATCGAGCGCGCCGCGATTTCCGTACTCGAGCACATCAAACTCAAACGAGCGCCGAGGTTGCGCACGCAACGCCACGCGTTGCTCTGACCCATCCCGTGCGATCGACACATCGGTCAACCACTCGAGCCTCTCGAGGAACCCGCTTCGCCACTCATGGAGTGTCGCCAACACGAGCACTCGCCCGTAGCTCACGGCAAGATCACGCGTACCACCAAGTGAGAAATGCAGCGTGAGCAACGTATCGACGAAACTCGGTCCATCGAGTGTTGCGGTCACGTCGTACGTCACATAGGCGAGTCCCCGCATGACCGTCGGCGGCATGAATCCAAGATCGAGTCCCTCGGTATCGCCATCGAGCTGATCAATCGTTACTGCGCTCGGATAAGCGTTCCAGACATCCACTGTCCGCGTCGTCGGGATGACGAGATTGCCAAACTCGATTCGAGAGGGCTGCAGATAAATTCTGTAGTAGAAGTCGAACGAGAACGCACCCGCCTGAGCTCCACCTATGATTGCAAACGCCTCTGGCGAGGGCTGGCCAAAGGTGATTGCGCCAACTTGCGCATTGATCGCGGCAACATCACTCGTTGGCGCATAAAACGTTGGGCGCCCAAGATCCCACAGCGTATGCAGACCCGCGCTTGGGTATCCCCGACTGATCTCGGAGCTACGTGCGCCCGGAACCATGGCCACTTAGACCACCTTTCGATAGGCAATACCGTAGTCGTAACTCACGGGCTCGGACGTGACTGTATAGCTCTTGTTCCATAACGGAAAGATTTTCCACGTATCGGTACCAAGCGTGATCTCCTCCCCGGCGTTGTAGTTCGAGATATTGAGAAATCGAACGTCTGGGAATTCACCGAGTAGTGTCCAGGTCGTGTTATACGGCGAGCGATATACCCCGACGTAACAAGGAAGCATCGGCGCGAGGCCGTTGTAGTTCTGCGGAGAGCAGTGGTAACCGATGTCGTGGCCAAGCGTACTCATGGAAACCTGCATCCCTGAGGACAGATACCCCGCTCTGCCGTTGACCGTGTTCGAGTAAACCGAACAGCCATAGGCGTCCATCTGTGACGAATCAAAGTACGTGTTGATTGAGATCAAGCGCCATCCGATTGTCCACCCATCAATATCAGCGCGGACGTACGTACCGGGATAAGCACTAGAGGCGATACCAGGGCGACTTGCGTTTTGTGCGTTTGATCCGAACGGCACCATTGCCGTTGACGTGTTGAATGCCGACGCACTCGTAGTGAAAGACTCAATTGGCGTACCTGCTGTCAGGTATTGACCGCCGGCGAACGTGCCATACTTTTTTATGAAGCCAAAAGACAGATGCCGAAATCGGCCGATAGTTTCCTCGATGACCACGTGCACGAAATCGCCGTTGGAGAACAGGTGGTATGCGTAGATCGAGGTTGCAAGAGGACCAATGAGCGAAAACTTTCTGTTGTTAGTTTGAAGGTTTGCGGCAACGCCCGCGTTGAATCCATCACAGACCCACGCCTCCAGACATGAATAAGTGCCACTGACTCCGTTTTTATAGAGTTTTTTGTTATAGGCAAGGATCTGATATGAAACGCCATTCTTTGTCAGAACGACTCGGCTTGCCGACAAACTCGACTCTCCCTGGTTATCGTAAGCATCGGACGAGCTGACCGATGACACCATGGAGAGCGTATTGATGTGGCTCGCGTTTCCGTTGCTGGTGGTACTGGAAAAGGTCAATGTCGTGGTATCGGTCGCATTTGCGGTCCAGCCGTTCGCAACTGCAAAGTTTTTGATAGCAGTCAGCAGCGTACTGATATCCGCTGACGCACCGATAACATAAGCCATAGCGCCCTCTAGATAAGTTCAAAGGCAGCGAAGCGCGCTGCGTTGGTGGAACTCGCTGCTTGGACCACCAGATGTGACTTCCCCGAGGCCGTGACCGTATCGCCGGCAGCAACACCAAATCCCGGCACGGCATACACCCCCTGTAACTCACCCCAAATGGTGAAAGGCATCGTGCTTGCGGCGTTGTAAAGAATCGCCGGAAGGAGTGGACTTTCACCACTCGGTAGCTGCGTTAATGCCCCTAACTCAAAGCGACCAAGGCTGATCTTTCTCGCCTCTAGTGACATCGCCCATGGCCACGTTCGGCCCGTATAGGTCGAATCAAATCGGTTAGTGCCAATCCATCCGCCGCTAGGTTGGAGCAGTCCCGCACCGAACGCGCTGAACTCGCCGTCATTACGCCAGAGGGCGGACCCCGCAATATCCAAGTCGGCACTTTGATAGTTATCGCCGCGAGAGGTATTCGCGCCGATAAAAAGCGGATAGGGATACTGTGACGGCGTGGCGTACGGCATGAGAAAACCGGCATAGAGCGAACCCCAGTAGGCCGAGGATTTAGCAATGACCATGAACCGTCTGCCATTGGCGATAAACCAGTAGCTGATCGCGCTATTGAAGATCGGCATACGGGGCAAAATCCCGAGAGAGCCTGCTCCGCTTTGAATGCTCCCCGGCTGCGATTCGGGGTTGATGATCGGCGTACTACTCAGCCATGACTGCGACCCGAGCACCCGTATCGAATAAGCCGGTGCGGCGGCATCGGCGAGCAACGAGATCTGGACGTAGATTGCATCGCCGGCGGAGGAGCCCGGCCCCCGTAGTTCAGCCAAGTCGCGCTTTGTATCGGCGGTAAAGGTATCGCGCCGAAGGAGCGTCCACGCCTCCCCTGCCGCTACGAGCGACGCGTTCGTCGTCAAGAACGTGATCAGTTTGTCGAAAAGATCACTCGCGTTCGTCGAGGTCCCTGAAGTCCACGCCATTGTTAGCGCCCCAGAATGTTGCGTACCGATGTCGCGTTACGCTGGATCAGATTCATCACCACACGCTCTCCTGCACTGCTGCTGAGATAGTCCGCCGCCATCGCTGGATCAATCACGTTGACGATCCGGATGTTTTGTCCCGATGCGGGCGGCTCTGCGGGCGTCGTCACGAGACCACCTGACGCAAAGGCCAGAGCGGGACCTCTCACTTGCGGACCGATCGATAAGCCGTTGAGCGCATCCAGAAAAGACACTCCGACGCGACTGACCGCCCGAGCATTGATCACGTACTCGCCATCAGAGAGTCGCGCCGGAATGGAGTCGCTCGTTGAACTTCCGGGGCCGCGGACATAGCCCCCTGATGCAAAGCCGAGAAGCGACGAGATGAACGCCCCTAATCCGCCCCCACCTGCACCTGTGGGACTACCAAAGAGCCGTGCAAAGAGCGATTCGGCAAGCTTTTGCGAGGCAATCCGATTTATCGCTTGGAGCACCGATCGGGCGAAATCGCCAAATGCATCCTTGGCGGACTTCGCTCCTCGCCCGATGTCTTCAAAGAGTTGCGCAAATCCATCACGAACGGCGCCATCAATCGCGAGCGCAACGTCATCCACGACGACCTTGACCTGCGCCATCTCGTTACGCCACGCCTGCACGCGGGCGACCGCGTCCGGCCCGATCGCCATCGCAGCGGCCTCGAGTTGAGGAAGGATTGCCTCTAACGCGATCGCCGTCTCGCGATGCAATGTGAGGATTGCCGTGCGCGCTTGCGCTTCGGTTAAGAGACCGGTCTCACGCTGCACATTGATCGACTCTTCAGTCGTACGCATGCGCGAGAGCGCGAGATTGAATTGCTCCTCGTACGCAGCAAGATCTGCACTTGCCGCCTTAACATCAATCAGCCGCCCGACGGTAGTGACGCCCTCGGTATCATCTTCGGCGCGAAGACGTGCGAGCAGCGGCTCGTACTGGCGCTCGATCGCCCCTCGACGATCGGCACTCGAGGACACCCCCGTCAGATCCAGTAATTCCGCACGCACCTTGGCAAGCTCGTCGCGCAGATCCCGTTCGGCATCGGCAGCGCGACGTGCATTACGCACCTCGACATCGGCGCGACGCGTATTCAACACGATAAGCTCAGCTTCGAGCTTGGCGATCTCGCCTTGCGCTTTAAGTTTTGCGGCCTCGTCTTTACCGAGATCTACGCTTCTTTGCTGCGCATCGAGTGCGCGCTGATTGCGGGCGATCTCAGCGTCGATCTCAGTCTGTTCAAGCCGAGTCTTTGCCGCGTAATACTCCGCGAGCGATATCAGTCGATCCTCAAGCGCCTGGTCAATCGCGCGGGTCTGACGATCGAGCGCGTCTTTCAGAATCTTGAACTGTGCATCCGCCTGCGCCTGCTCGAGAGTCGCTCTCGCTGTCGCGCTGGTTTCGGCGGTGGTGCGATCTGAACCTCGCTGTGTCTGCCCAAAAAGCGCAGTGGACGCAGCGTCTGGTCGGATGCGCCGCGCGATCGCCGCAGCGGCTTCACCGACGTAATCACGTGCAAACGACTCGCGGACAGCTGCCGCGAGATCGCCTCCGATCGCACGTAACCGACTCGCACTTCGTCCAAGCGAGCCCTCAAGCGCCGTCATGGAGAAATCGCCAGCGAATACGCGAGCGAGATCTTCATTAAGCGCGCGCGTGAACGATCGGATATCGGCGAAAGCGTTACGAAACCGCTCCGTGAGAAACCCTGCGGCAATACTCGCCGTCTGGCCGATCGCTGTGAACGCACCCAGCGCGGTGTTGATGAGCGTGCGAAACGCGCTCCCAATAAACTCGAGCGCGGTTACCGCCGAGTCGCGAATACCCGCCCATGAGATGCCGCTTAAGCCGAAGAGATCGGTGAGCGCTGCGCCAAAATCCCGCAACTTCTCCAGGGCGAGATCCCACGTCGCTCGCACAATCTGCCGAAGTGAGGCCGTCCGACCCCCAAACTCCACTACCGCGTCACGTGCCGAGTAAATCGCGCCTGCCAGCAGCGTCACCGCGGTGACCAACAGGCCGACAGGACCGCCCAAGAGCGCAAGGATCGAACGCAAAGTCCCGACGACTCGGCCAAATAGGCTTGAGGCAGCTGTTGCACTGGCGAGCGCCACGCTTGCCGCACTCGCCTGCGCCTGAGCGCGCGCGAGATCGGCGGCGAGCGTCGCCGTTGCTACCCCTTGGGCTTGAGCCTGAGTGAGAGCGGCCTGCGCGAGTGCCGCACGAGCGATAGCTTCTGTCTCAAGGACACGCAGGTTGGCAATCCGCGCCACCGTCTCGGCACGCGTCGCGGCGATACTGGCAAAAAACGCACTGACCATTCGACCAAATGCAGCCACGAGGGCGATGCCGGCGAGATTGATCAGCACATCAAGTCGGGCAGCGATCAATTGAATCGCCTGCGCGAGTCCCGAGGTCACCCCCAATCCCGCGTCTTGTTCTCCAAGCGCGCGCTGGAACGCGTTCTTTAACCGAGTGATCGCTCCGGAGACAGTATCGGGAAGGCTCCCGTACTCTGCTGCCAGTCGCTCCCGCTGCGTCAGCAATGCATCCAGCACCGCTTGCGAAGTGACTTTACCCTCTTTGGCGAGCGCGCGTAGCGATCCGAGTGAAACGCCCATGCCATCGGCAATCGCTTGCGCAAGGCGCGGTGTCTGCTCGATGACCGAGTTGAACTCCTCGCCGCGCAGTTGCCCCGAAGCAAAAGCCTGTCCGAGCTGCACCAGCGCAGCCGAGGCGGCCTCGGCCGACGCGCCCGACAGTGCGACCGCCTGTCCGATAGCGTCTGTGGCCGCAAGCACCTCCGCCTGCGACCGCCCGAGCGCTTGTACTGAAGGGGCTAGGCGCGCGTAAAGCGTGACGGTCTCGGCAAGCGGAGCGCGATTGCGCTGTGCAATTTGAAAGAGTTCGTTCTGCGCGAGGTTGAACTCAGCTTGCGAAGTTACCGCGAGCCGAAGGCGTGACTGGAGGTTCTTGTACTGATCGGCAATCGTGATGAGCTCGCGCGCACCGAGCCCCACACCGACTGCCGCGCCTATGCGCGAGAGCACCGAGCTCACCTGTCCCGCCTGATCGCGCAACTGGCTTAAACTGCCATTGATCGACTGAAACGCTCGGCGCGTCTCATCGACTGCCGTGATCAGTATTTGCGCGCGATTATTCGCCATCGGTCAGATCGCCCGTAGCGCTCGGGAAAGCGCCGACGAGAGGCGCGGCAGAGCGCTGCGTACCACGCGAAGCAGATCGAATCGTCGCTTAAGCGTCACGGATCGCACGAGAACGGCAATCGGAATCTCTCGCGTTCGCGGCAGTCTTTTAAGGCCGCTACGCAATCGCTCAGCACGTCGAAACCGCCCCAGGGGCGCTGCGTTCTCCGCAAGATTCTCTGCCATGAGAATTCGCTGGCCATTCTTTTCAATAAACCACGCGTTTCCCGACCGCATCAGCGCGTTCACGATCCGCGCAAACGCCTTTCGCCCCACTCTCTGACCCTCGGGCAATAGCGGGATCAGCATTCGGCCCCGTATCGTGCCGCCTTGCATATGAATCCCAAGCCACGGGATCTTTGATCCGATATAGAGCGCCGGAAACTGGTTAGGCTTACGATCAAACACCTTACTTCGCATGGAGCGCAAAAACGCGGGGCTCGCAGAGCGAAAGCCGCTCGCCATATCGACGCGAACCTCGCTCGCGATCTGCTGACCGCTCTCGCGCATCGCGCGCGCAGTCGCTTTACGCATCGCCTGCTGCGTGTCGCGTCGCCAGGTATCGAATCGGCGCTGATCGAGTAGCCCTTGTGATACGAGATCAATCTTCACGATCTGCCTCCCGATCAAGGTCTGCGCGTAGTCGACGAATACTCTCGGTGCTGCCTTGGGCTGCTGCGCTCCCTAACGTGAGTTGCATCGATAAGCGCTCGAACTGGAGTCGGCGGTCTGCTGCGAGAAAGCCGTTCACTTGCCCGAGCGTGTAGGTGCGGATGTCCTCAAGCCGATGCCCGGCACGAATTAGCCGGGCGATAGCATCGAACCACTGCTGAGTCGCTGGCCGATCTGCTGCGCCAGATCGCCGACTTTCGGGGCGACCCGGCACACGAAAAAATCGGCATTTACCTCAAAGACAGCGGCCCCTAGCGTAATGGCATCGTCGAGCTCGAGAGAGGCCACCCAGTCATCGGAACGATGACTGGCGATTGCCAATGCCCTAAGGAGTGCCTCGCCGTGCTCTGCGAGTAAAGCAAGCCAGTCAGGCTCCGCAGAGAGCTCGCTAGCGAAGGGGCGAATCGCCCGCAGCATCGCCGGAAGCTCTCCGAGAACCAGCGGTCGGATCTCTATTCGCTGCCCGCCGATGTCGAGTATTTGCCCCTGCGGGAAGATCGTCTCAAGGTCTCTCGTGCTCATACGATCGTCTTACAGCAATACGATCCGACCGAACTGCCCAAGATCTCCTGTAGCGGATTTCAAGGTATCGGCGAGCACTTGACCGGATAACTCAAACTTCAACAGCTCCTCAGTAATCATCGAGAGCTCCTTGGCCGGATTAATCGCAACCCGATAGAGGTCAATCACCACCTCGCGATTACCATCAGCAGTGTTGAGCCCCTCAAACCGAACCCACCGCTCGGGCAACGGCTGCGTGAACATGCTCGTGCTTTGTGCCGCTCCGTAGGAGTAATCGACTTTGAAGGGCTCAACGTAAGGTCCGCTGGTCGTCTTGTCATTGATCGCAATGGATCCGTGCTTAGCGTTGAGGGTGTATTGCGCCGCGGGCAACGTCTTAGCGGTGCCGGTAGTCGAGTCTTTGACGACGACAGAGGAAACATTCTGCTTAGCGAGAATGTAAAGACTCGCCAAGGTGATCGGATTCGGTAGCGCCTCCGCGGTCACCGTACCGCTCGTTTGCGACACCGTCGTACCGTAGAGCGCGAGACTCAAGTTCGAGGCCATCAACTCCTCGAGCGTGCAGGCGAACTCGCCCTTTTTGGTCTTAATCAGTTGTAGATCGGTCAACCGCTGCCCGCTCGTGGACTCTTGGTGCTCAAGCGTCTCGACCGACAGCGATACCTTGAGCTCCGGCACGTTGCCGACATAGGTGAGCCCCTGCGGCATGCCGCTCGTGTCGCGGGCGCCAATGTAGACGCGTCCCTGTCCCGAAAAATAAGCCATGGTGAATCTCCTTCAGAGTTGAACGATGAGCCGGTGCTAGCCGGCGAGAGTCAGATCGTGAGCATGGGTGCGGTATCGGATCTCGTAGCGCGCGGGGATCGCGACCACGCCGGCATCGATGTCCTCGGAGTCCCACTCGCAGTCGATCTCGCGTACAGCCAGCATGAGCGCGTTGAGATTGGACTCGGTCATGAGAGCGCTGTGCACCGCCACGATGAGCTGGTCGGTCGTATCAAAGGCGTTGGCACCCCGCGCGAGGGCCACACATCGAACGGTGAGTGCTCGATCAACGCGTCCATTGGCGTAGCTGCTGATCGCATCCCCCTCTGCGATGAGTACGACCGCAGGGCTCCCTTCCCGATCAACCGGCACGGTGGGGTGCCGGTGTAGCGGCACGGGCGCGATGGCCGTGCGCACCCGAGCCTCCGTTGCCTGGAGGATCTGTTCGCGAATGGAGTTCATCGCGAGCGTCCTACGCGCGACTCAAATCCGCACGATGCTCACCGCCATCGCCGATAGCGCGGATATCGCGCACCGTATAGTTGAGACCCGCAATCACGAGTGCATCGCCGACTGCAAGCTGCGGCAAGGCGGACGCGGGGTAGCGGATCGAGTAATCCGCCCCCCGCACCAAACCCTCAAGCACGGTTTCGTCGGCCGCCGAGAAGTCGACCGCAACCGACTGCCCGGCGATGTCTACCGCCGTAAGAAGCCCCGACCGCTCCGCCGCTTCGTATAAGCGTTCGATCAAGCCCATTAGGCCGTCGTGAGCTTCACGAGCACACCGGGCCGGTGACACATCGGCAATGGATTCGATTGCGTATGCAGATCAGTGCCGCGATCAAACTTGCGCGGCTCCTGCTTCGCATAGAGCGTCTGACCCACCGTGTTCACCGTTTCGTTGAAGTCGGCGGGCGCGAAGTACGTCGCAAAGGTATCCACCGTACCGCGCGGGAACGCATGCGCCTCGCCGGCGGCGATGAATCGGCGCGTAGTCCCGCTGGGGTCGGTCGCTTGACCCCGGTACTCCTCAAAGGTGATACCCGCGTAGGTGAACCCACGTCGAACGTCGTTGATGAGGATTGCACCCTGCTGCCAGTTCTCGAAGGCTTTCTCAACCTTCGCGTGTCCCGTAAGTGCACTGAAGAACTCGGGCGAGCACAAACAGTGCACCCCGGTCATGAACTCGCCCTTCAGATTGTCCTCGATTGCCGCAAGTACCGTGAGGCACTTCGCTTTGACATTGGTACTGGCGTTGGCCAGATCAAAGGAGATGGACTGTGGCGGGATGTCGAACTCATCGAAGAGGTCGTAAAGCACCGATCCGTCGGCATCAAGAATGACTCCCTTGAGGGCGCCCATTCGCAGGTGCTCGAGCGTAATAGCGTGCTTGTTCCGCATCGTGTCCAAGTGACGAGCAATGACGCCGGCGACTGCTTCAGTATCCGTCTCTGATCCAAACGCGCGGATCCCCTGCACTTCCTCAGGCAGAACAACATCATCGTGTGGGATATGCGGGATCACAAAGGATCGCAACGTGCGCTTGCCGCGCACACCCACGGTTCCCGGCGCACCCGGCGGAAGCGTGGGGAGCAAATTAAGTACACCGTTCATTTCCTCGACGATGACCTGGCGCTGACGTACCGGTTTCTCCGGCATCAGTGCGAGCTCTTCGAGTCGACCATAACGGTTAGGTAGCAGGTTGATGGCCGCGGTCAGTGAGGCCATTGAGAAGGCGGGATTACTAAACGGGTTCTGCATGAGAGATCTCCTAGATCAAGCAGCGGTTCGGATCAGCACGCCGCGCGCTTCAAGCTGCGCGATGGCCGTCGTTTTTTGAGCATTAGTAATGCTCGCGGGCCACACGAGCGCGTGGCTTGCGACCAAGGCGTGTCGAGTGATGAGCACGGCGTCATCGCGATCGCTAGAACTCGCGTTGATATCGCCTGCGAGTACACCGATCGCCACCTCGGTGCCGTCGGTGGCGGCGGGACTTAGCACCTTGATCTTGCCGCTCGTCGTGACCCGACCGACCACCGCACCGAGTGCGAGGTTCTGGCCGCTCGCCACAACCACCTGATCGCGCGAGTAGAGATTCGGTGCCTCGTACTTGAGAAGATCACCGAGATTTTTAGATTCCTGAATGACAGACATGGGTTACTCCTTGGAAGTCATCTTTTTCACAGCCGCCACGACCGGACTGCTCTCCGCTCGGAACGAACTTGCGCTCTCGGCGCTGAGGCGCGAGCTGATCTCAGGCTGCGTGGCACGCGCCTCAAGTAGCGCCTGACGCACCTGTGCCTCGCTAAGGCCCGCGGAGAGAAATTCCGCAGTTCGCTGTGAAGCGCCGGCGATCAGACAAAGCTCGGCAATCGCCTGCGCATCGACTCCGCGCTCAGCAAAGGCCTGCACCGTCGCGCTTGGGGTTGGGGGTGTAAGGACAGCCGATGGCGCCGATACATCCGAAACGGATGAATCTTCCGGCACGCGCACGGGCTGGGGTTTAGCGGCCGGGATCTCCGGCATCATCATTACCTCGTTTGAGGTCATGGGGTTCTCCAATGAAAGGGGTGGTTGGGACAAGAGAGACGCATCGGCCTGCAGGACCTTCGGTGAGGCACGTACGGGTGCCCCTCGCCGCTCGACGCGTGCGATCGGGACATCAAGTCGAGCGCCTGCTTTAAGCGCCATCGAAAACTCACTGAGCACGCGATCCATACTCAGCACCGCATCGGCGAGCCCGGCACCGATCGCCTGCTCGCCAAACAGCAAGCTCGCCTCGGTCGCCTGCACTGCTTCGGGGTCCAGATCGCGAAAGCTCGCAACCTGCCTGACAAACATTCCGTAGAGCCGATCGACCTCCGCCTGCAAGGACGAGGTGGCTTGCGGTGAGAGCGGTGCGTGCGGTGAGAAGTCGTTTTTGTGATGACCTGCGTAGATCGCTGTAAACGCGAGACCATCCCTCGCATCTCTGACCGATTGATCGACATGCAAGGCAATCACCCCGATCGAGCCGACGCCGGCCGTTTCGGAGAGCGTCAGTCGGGATGCGGCCGCCGCAAGGGCATAGGCTGCTGAGTACGCGGAATCATTCGCGTGCGCCCAGACCGGTTTAATCGCGGTTGCGGCACGGATGCGTGATGCGAGCTCAAAGACTCCACCGGCCTCACCGCCCGGCGAGTCGATATCGAGAAAAATGCCATCAATCGACGGATCGGCGAGTGCTTCATCGAGACGGTCGGCGATCTCACCGTACGAGATCAGACCCGAGGCGGCCTCCACCGGCATTGCTCGTCGGACAAGCGTACCGTGGATCGGAATGATCGCGATCCCACCGCGGCGACGCTCCGGCATTTCGCGAAGTGCCATCGTTGGCGCACTCGCCTCGATGTGCGTAAGACCGATTCGCGGTCCGAGCACAGATAAAATGACATCGAGTTTTGATCGCGCAATCAGAAGCGGCGTCCCGTAGAGACGGGACGCCAGATGTACGAGCGGCATATCAGAAATCCTCGGAGGAGACGGACGGCGCAGAGGCCGTACTTACATCGCTCCCGCGCGCGTGGTCGTGACGCGGGTCTGAATCGAAAATGAGTCCCAACGCATCGGCGCGCGCGTTGTCCGCCGCGATCTCCCGATCAATGTCTTCGGCGTCATACCCAAAAGCCGAAATCGCCTCCGAGCGCGAGAGGAGCCCAGCCCGAATGGCCGTGAGCATGGCGTCGAACTCCTTCTTGGGATCGACCCACTGCCAACCTTGCGGGATCCACTTGACCGAGATGTACTGCGCTCGCCTCGAGGCAAAACTCGGCAGCGTCAGCCCGCCCTCGATTACCGCTTGCGCCATCCATGCGTGCCAAATTGGACGGCAAAGTTGATGAACAATAACGCCGTGCTGAATTGCCTCGCAGCGACGCCGAAACTCGAGAAGCCCTGCGCGAATGGAGGAGTAGTTCACCTGCGTGAGATCGCCCGTCAGCATCTCGTAGGTGATCCCCATCGCCGCTGCCACCGCGCGAAACTGCATGCGCAAAAACTCGGCGTAGCTCGCGCCGACATCGGCCGGCTGGCTGAACTTCACATCTTCACCGGGTTCAAGCAGCTGCAATGTCCCAGGCTCAAGACCCGCCAGGGCAACACCGTGCGTATCCGGTGCGCCCTCGCCCATCAGGTTGTCCTCAGGCGACAGACGCGTGATGAACCCCGCGAACATCGCAGCAGTCTTTTTGCGCACGAGCTCGGCATCGTCGTATTGATCGAGTTCGTTGAGCTTTACGAGTGCGCGCGCGAGCCACGGCTCCCCACGAATCTGGCCGGGCCTCAGAGGGCGAAAGAGATGAATCACCTCGGCTGCCGGCACCCGCACGGTCTCGATGCCACCGATGCCCGACATCGGTGAGAGCGCACCATCTTCCGGATGAGCGCGATACAGGTGATAGGCCACGCGTCGCCCGAGCCGATCGAACTCGATGCCTGCGCGGATGACATTTCCGGAGGCGAGCGTCTGATTCATCGCGAGCGGCAGGTGCTCCGGTTCAAGAAGCTGCAGCTGCAGCCCCACCGACAAACCATCCTCGCGCTGACGGTAGCGCAAGCGAGCGAGTACCTCGCCGCCTTCGAGCATGGCCCGACACGCTAGGGCTTGTAGACCGTAAAAATCCGTGACTCCGGCGGCATCGGCGTCATGACACCACGCGCTCCACAGTGCATGGATCGACTCGCGTACGCGGTTGTCGCTCACCATCGACTGCGGCTTGATGCCGGTACCGATTGCATTGGCGACAAACGCCTCCACGCCCGATGCCGCCCAGGCATTACGACGAACGAGATCGCGACTCTTGGCGCGAAGCTCGTTTTGCGTGTACGCGAGTGCGGCGATCGCGCTGGGGTTGCCGACCTGCCATGCCACCGCGCGTCGCCCGCTGCCCACACCGTCATAGGTCGGCGTGACGCCGCCCCAAAGACCGCGACGTAGTTTGGCAAACCAACTCATCAGCTCGCCTTGTCCGTCGTGATTCGAATCTGTCGCACCGACTGCGTACCCGTCTCACGCGCCAGCGCGCTCTCGACAGTGCGAATCGCCGCTTGTAGCTCATCGACCGATCGATACTCGATCGACTTATCGCCAAAGCTCACGCGTCGCTCGCCGCTTGCAAGAGCGCGTTTCAATGCGTCCAGATGTGTAACGGTGTAAATCATCGCTCCCCTATCGGGTTAACCAGCGGCTCTTGATGACGCGGCGCGATAGCGCGCGTGTCTCGGGATTCCCGATCACAGGAGCCTCCTCGCTCGCAGGCGGTTCGCTTGGAGTTGATGGCTTGGTTTCGACCCCGAGCTGTCGCTCGAGCTCTCGCCAGTGCCGCTCCTCGAATCGATCGAGCCCCGCGGCACTCGCGGCCGCTCGGGCGTACACGTAGCAATCAAGCGCCTCGTTTCGCTCGCGTATCTTTTGCCACTCACGAATCGGAAATCCGTTGCGGTTACGTCGTGTGATCAACTGCTCTGCGCACAGCTGATGCAGGTACTCCGCGTCGACCTTCGGTAGATGCACGTACCCGCCCGGATACCGCACGCTCACTCCGTCCTCGGCGACCTCGGGGCTCTTGCGTAGGTTGTTGTAGATCTCGAGCTTCGCGATACCGACTGCGACGGCGTATACCTTGATACCGCGGCGAAGTTTTTTGCCCGCTACCGTCAGATCTACTGCGGTCGGCGTACCGATCAGCGCGGCTCCACGAGGAACACCCTTGATCGCCATAATTCGCGGATCACGCGATGAGCGTACAAATGCGTAGCTCTCTTGTGTCGCGTACCCGGTATCGATCGCAAAGCGTGCGAGTGGCACTTCAGCGCCTGACACATGTCGCCATCTTTCGGCGAGCATCTTCGACAATGCCGCCCACACTGCATCTCGTGCGGTATCGCCCATCAACACCCGATGCTCGATGAGCCAGGACTCTTTGCCGCGACCGAACGCCCAGATGGACGCCTCGATCCGATCCTTTTGCACATCGGCGGCACCGACGAGCAAGAGCGCGCCTAATGGCAATGATCCGATCGGGTAGTCCTCACGCCGCTCAAGGAGCCGCTGCCAGTCAGGCGCTTCGCCCTCCTCGACCCATGTCTCGCCAAGTTCGGTGTTCTTGAACGTCTTGATCGCCGATGCTGAACCTGTCTCCTTGCTCACGGCAGCCTCCCACGCGAGAGCGATCTCTCGCCAGCTGCGCCAGCCGACCGGGCTATAGAGTGAGGAGAGATGAAATCCTGCCGTTCGCAACCCGTGCTCCGGCTGCATCGCGCGCCACTCACCGTGCTCAAGCATCCATGTCTTGTGATGCTCCGCAATCGGCTCATCGCAGGACTCGCAAAGATAGGCGGCCGTCTCGGGCTCCGACTTCTCCCATCTCAATCGATCGAATCGAAGCCACTGCCGATGTGAGCAGTGCGGGCAAGGCACGAAGTAGCGACGTTGATCGCTTGCTTCGTACTCGCGCTCGATAGCGCTCGCCCCCGAGATCGTGGGTGTTGAAACGAGAAAGATCTTCCGCCGCGCGAAAGTGCGCGTTCGCGCCTCGGCGAGCGAGATCGCATCGCCCTCCCCCTCGACATCGAGCGGATATCCATCGACCTCGTCCAAAAAGAGATATCGCACCGGCATCGAGCGAAGACCGACGGCACTGTTGGCGCCTGTCATGACGAGCACGCCACCGCGAAACTCCTTGGCAAGAATCGTGTTGCCCGAGTCGCGCGAGCGCGCCGGTGCGATCAGCTCAAGGAGCGCCGGCGACTCCTCAATCAGTGGATCAATTCTTTGCTTCGAGTTGCGCTTGGCCATCTCGACGGTCGGCCACACCGCCATCATGGGACCCGGCGCATGATGGATGACATAACCAATCCAGTTTGAGCCCATCTCCGTCGCACCAAGCTGCGCCGCCTTCATGAACACCACCCGCTCGATCGGCGAGCTCGGTGAGAGGCAATCCATGATGGCCTTCAGATACGGTGTTCGACTCGTGCGCCACCGACCGGGCTCCGCAGAGGCTTTGCTCGAAAGCACTCGATGTCGATCGGACCACTCCGATACGGTCAACAGTGGATCGGGCGTCAGCCCCTCGCGCCACGCGCGCTCAATTTCGGCCGCACCCTCGTAAAGCATCGAAGTGCTCAATCGATGCGCGTCCGCATCTCGCCAAGTTCCTGTAGATGCTCGCGCACCGCAGCCTCAAGTGAGATGTGCATCGTGTGCGGATCAACCTCTAGCTTTGCGGCGAGCTGCGCCGACACTCGCGCGGGCCAGTTGAGCCACGCATCACGCTCGGTCCGCGCGAGTTTGAATACATGGGCCATCGCTTGAGCGCGATCGACCAACTCACCTTTGAGACGCGCCAAACGAACCCGATTGGTTTGGGCCTTGACCACCTCGTTCACCGTGCGCGCCTGCAGGAGCGATGTGCCGCCGCCAGGTAGCGGAGCGCTGACATCACTCGCTGTTGGCTCGCTCGACGCAGTAGGTGCCTGCACCGCCCGCGCACGGGTACCAACGCGCGGCGCTTCAGTGTTCTCGGCCCACTGCCGATCAGCCTCGGCGACATCAATCGTGCCGTCCGGCTCGGGGGTGATTCTGCCTGCGGCAATCGCCTTACGAACCGCCGCATCCGAAACGCCGCGATGGCGCCCGTAAGCGCGAATTGAGATCCCCATTAGCCCATCAATTCCTGCAGGTTTCGGCTCGGTAAGAGCGAGTTGCTATTGATCGCGAACGAAGCGTTCATCGGCGCGTTGATTAACCAATCCACCCGCACGAGGACTTTGACCATGAGCAAGAAAGCACCGAACGCCAAGCGATCCCCGAAAGACGGCGGTCACAGTGCGAAGGCAAAACCTGCGCAACGCCTTGCCCCCACGGCCCCACAGGCGCCCACGAGGCGCGCCGACAGCAAGCAGGCCGAAGTGCTGCGACTACTTCGTCGCCCGGAAGGGGCCACGGTCGCGCAAATCTGCGAAGCCACAGGCTGGCAGCCCCACACCGTGCGCGGCACGTTCGCCGGCACGTTCAAAAAGCGACTCGGCCTGACGATTGCCTCGAACAAGGTGGCCGGCGAAGCGCGCGTTTATCGAGTTCTGTGATGTATCGCACCAAGCGTGATGTAGCGACCCACCAAAAATCCGCATTCGGTGCGCGAACGTACAGACACCGCAGTAACCCTCACTCGAACGGAGAGATTCCAGTGACCAATGCCCATACTTTGACGCTGCCCACCCAAAACGAGGCGTGGGGCTTTTGGGGCACCATGGGAGCCGATGCGAGATCGGCATGGCCGCTTGCCATGCATCGCATCGCCGCTGTGACCGAGCAACCGCTCGAGTCCGTGCGCATTTTCCTTGACAGTCGGTTCGGTCGACACTTTGCCGATGGCGTGCAGGGACGTCTCGGGCAAGGCGAGGCGCTTGAGCGCGCGATCGATAAATAACTGTCATTTAAGTGGCGCTAGTTATCTG